ATTGTTGCAGGAACTACCGCAACTATTACACCATCCCTACCTGAAGGATATACAGCAAACACTTGGTTCTATCAAGTAATAACAGATGATCCAGATGCAGAAAATCCATACGAAGGTGGAACATATAATACAGATGGTGCTCCTGCATCTATTCAGTTAAGTGGTTTGACAGAAGGCGCTACCTATACTGTTAGAGTTGCTAACTGGTCTGGACCTGTAAGTCAATATACTGATACTGTTATTTCTGTACCAGCACCACAAGGTGCAAATTTAAATGGTGGTGGTCCTGTAGATACAACTCCAGTTAATACAACCCCTGTAGATACAACTCCAGTTGATACAACTCCCATAGACACAACTCCTGTTGACACAACCCCTGTAGATACAGAACCTGTAGATACAGAGCCAATAAACACAGAGCCTGTGGATACAGAACCAATTGATACAGAGCCAGTTGATACAGAACCTGTAGATACAGAGCCAGTTGATACAGAGCCAATAGACACAGAACCAGTTGATACTCCTGCAGAAGAAGCAGAGGTTGTATTTGAAGAAAGTGAAGTTTCTATTGAAGAAATATCAGAAAGTGGTGCAAACCTTTCTGTAGAAGATATTCAAGAAGTTGTTACTGATTTAATTAGCGATAGTAGTTTAGATGCATCTGAGGTTTCTGCAGTACTAGAAGCAATTGCTGAAGGTGGAGAGGTTTCTGCAGAGATTGCTGCTGAAGTGTCTGAATCTTTATCAGAAGGTGGATTAACAGAAGCAGAAGCAGAATTTATTACAGAAATGCTTTCTGCAGATGGAGAAATAACAACTGCAGAAGTTGTTAATTTATCTGAAGCCTTATCTGAAGACGGCAAATTTACTTTAGCAGAAAAAGATTTAGTTGCAGATGTATTGATAGAATCAGCAGAAGGAGCACCAGTAACTGCTGCAAACATAGAATCGGCGGGACTTGAATATCGTGATCTTCCTCCTACAATTCCAGTAGAGGTAAGAGAAGATGCAAACGGTAACCCCGTAGTTATTCAAGCAGAGGTAGCATCTGCACTGCTTGTATTAGAAAGTCCAGCAGCGCTGGCATCAGCAATTGCTTCATGCTTTAATCCAGATGAGGCAATTGAAGGTTTGACAGAAGAGCAAAAATGTGAGTTGGGCAAAGCCCTACTTAACATGGGTGCTGATATGTCTATTCCAGAACGTGAAAAAGCAGAAGATATTGTGGTTGTAACGATAATTGCTGGTCAATTAATTGTTGCTACTGCACCTAGAAGAAGGAAATAAAATGAAAAAGTTCAAAGAATGGGGCATGGCAGTCCTAAACGAAAACTTTACATTCCTGGGCTTCTTTGTAGCATGGGTGGTTTTAGAGGGTAGCGCAAAGACGGTAGTAGGGTATGTAACCCTAGTATCAGTAGCCATATGGTTTGCAACCATAGGAATTCGTAAAGAAGACTGATAGTCTTATCTAACAATACTATGAATTATTATTTTAATTTATAGTATAATGTTTAGTATGAAAAGATTGACGTCAGCCCTGCTTTGCGGTATACTTGTAATAAGCCTTTCTGCTTGTTCAAGTCGCTACAGGTATTCCTGTCAGGACCCAGCAAACTGGAAAGAAGCAGCATGCAATCCGCCAATCTGTGAAGCAAACGGTACATGCACAAAAGATTTAGTAAAGGAAACTAACAATGAGTAAAAGAAGGACGCAAGCAGAACTAGATGGTTTATTAAAGTTTGTTTTAGGTCTTACTTTAGGAGCAATTTTATTCTTTACAACAATGGGTATTTTATATGCCCTAGTTTTTGTTGAGCAGCCATTAAATGGTCAATCCGAAAACGACAAAATGTTTTTTAATGTCCTTGGTAGCGTAGCAACATTTATTACTGGAACACTTGCAGGTATTTTAATTGGTCAATCTGGTGCAAAAGATATTATGGATGCACAGTTGTCTAACAAAGAAATGGATTCTAAAAATACATTAGCAGATAAAAAACTTGAATCAGAAATTGATGAAGCAAAAGCACGGAGACTAAACAAGCCTGATGGCGCAATGCCAGAGGAACAACCTGTTGATGCAAACTGGGATAAATAATGGCGGAGCAAGGTACAGCAGCACGTCTTATTGAAGTTGCTACTGCAGAAGTAGGAACTGTTGAAGGTCCTAAAGATAACGAAACCAAGTATGGTAAATTTACTAAAGCAGATTTTCAACCATGGTGTGGATCATTCGTTAACTGGTGTGGCAATGAGGCTGGGGTAAAAATTCCAAATACTGTTTACACTCCTGGTGGTGCACAAGCATTTAAAAAAGCAAACTCATGGATTGATGGTGATTTAGCAGATCCAGAACCAGGCGATATTGCATACTTTGATTTTCCATCTGACGGGGTAGACAGAATTAGCCACGTAGCAATAGTAGTAGCAGACAATGGAGATGGAACAGTCTGGTGTGTTGAAGGAAATACTTCAGGAGATCCAAAGGGTAGCCAACGTAATGGTGGAGAGGTTTGTAAAAAACTTCGTGCCTTTAAGAAAAATAAAAAAGGAATTATGGTTTCAATTGTAGGGTTTGGCAGACCTAAATTTGGTTCTGCTCCTGCATCTGCAGCAAAAAAATCTTCAACTAAAACAAAAACATGCTCAGCATGTGGTCAAAATATTAAATAAGGGTGTTTGACTAAGCAATAATGCTTTGATATAATTAAAGTTATACTCTGAGGGGGAATGCATGACCGTACTTGCTGTTGTGCGTGATCAATTAACTAATAAAATATATATGGCTGGTGATCGTGGTGCCTCAGATGATAATACAATTCTTCCATTAACATCTCCAAAGGTTTGGAAACTTGGTCCATATTTGCTTGGATATGCAGGAGCATTAGATGGAGAACGTATTAGATATAATTTTAATCCATATGTTCCAGATATAAAAGATTTAGATAAATTTATGCAAACTAAGTTTATTAAACAACTTAGAAATTTTTATGAAGACTGGTGGGTAGACACTACTAAAGAAGGTGATCTAGGTCTTATTATTTGTATTAAAGGTCAAATATATGAACACAATGCTATTGACATGTCCTTGTCAAAATATAATTTAGATTATTTAGCAATGGGTTCAGGAGCAGAGTACGCCTATGGGTATCTATCGGCTACAGAAAAATCTAAAAACCCTCGTAATCGTGTGGTTGGAGCGGTAAATTCAGCAATAAAATTTAGCCCTACTTGCATGGGTCCAGTTGACGTGGTAAGCGTTTAAAGGTATAATTTATATATGGCAAACTTTGATGATATTTTAAAAGATCTTCAAGAGGAGGCATCAAGTCTTGATGAATTTGAGATTTGGCTAAGTAATGGAATTGAGCGGGGATGGGTAACAGAACCGTTTTGTAACACTCACGAGGGAGATCCTTATATGAGTGAAGAAGAAGCACAAGAGTGGGAAGAGGGCGGAGACCCTTGTCAAGTAGTAATAAAAATAACAAACAACTAAGGGGTAAAATGAAAAAAAGTTTATTAGTTTTTGCAATATTAATTTCTATGTTTTCTGTAGTTAATGTTTCACAGGCAAATGCAAATTGCACTGCAGAAAATCCATGTGGCGTTTGGGCAATGCTAGATAATGCTGGAACTGTTACTAATGTAATTGTTTGTCAGCCATCTGTATGTGGTGGAGGAACTTTTGCGGGTCAAACGGTTGTTCCACAACTTCCTGCAAACCCAGTAACTCATGATCCAACTGGAGTTGGAAGTTTTATGAGCACACCAGAAAAGCCAATAACGTATACAAATGATAGGTTCAATGTTGATATAGAGACCGTTGTAGTAAAAACAGACATAGAAATAACTCCTAGCGGTGAGACTGTTTCAACTGTTATTATTCCAATTAAATTAGATTCTTTTTCTTACGAAGAGGCTGTTAGCCTTCAAAAGCCTGCTTCACAAATACCATCAGCACTTGGAAAGTTTAACGAATTAGAGCCAACAACAATTACTGTGGTGCAAACAATTGAAAATGTACAACAATCTGAGTCTGCATATGTTTTTGAAAGAAGTAATGCTTCAGAATTACAGTCAAAGATGCAGTCTGAAAATTTAAATATTATTTTAGGAAAATTTCAAACCATACTTTCTTTGCTTGGTAGTTGGGTTAAGTAATGATTAAAAAAATAAAAAGAATATTTAAAAAATATTTTATTAAAAAGAAAAAATATTTATATTGAAATGAAATTTATTAAAGAAAATCTATATGCTTTTGAACATTTAACAAAAGATTTGTTTGATATATCAAAAGTAAAAAATAATGTTCCAGATATACATGGTCCTATCAATTCTTCTGTGCCAAAAAACAGGATTGGTTATTTAAAAAAAGATAACTCAGACATTTTAAAAGAGGAAGTTAATAAATTTGGGTTTCGTTCAGATGATTTTATAGAGAATACAGATAAGTTTCATGTAGTTTTTACTGGATGTTCAAATACATGGGGAACTGGTATTCTTAAAGAAGAACTTTGGAGTTACAAAACATATAAACTAATATCAAAGAATAAAGAATGTTCTGGATATTTTAATTTAGGAATTCTTGGAACCAGCACTGGTTCTATAATAATTAATCTATTTAAATATTTTAAAAAATATGGAAATCCAAATGCTATTTTTATTAATTTTCCAGACTCATTAAGATTCTTTTCTTATAGCCAATCAAATCAAATGTACTCTGATTCTTTTTATAAAAAAGATTCTTTAAAAATGTTAAACTTAATTAATTTTAGTTATTACCTTATGTTAGAGCAATACTGTGAATCAAATAATATACAATTATATTCTTTTAGTTGGGTAAAAGCAAAACAAAACTTTATATTTCCACATGAAGTTATAGAAGTTCCTTTTAATTCATTTAAAACCTACCATGAAATTAACTCAGACGATTTATACAATAATTTAAACAAAGATAAAGAATTAGACAAGGATAATAAATTCTTAGAGTTTGCAAGAGATAAAATGCATCCAGGTACAAGTTTTCATAATTATTGGTCAAATTTTATTTATGATAAATATATAAAAAATCAATGATCATATTAGGAATAAATGAAACATCACATGATGCATCAGCAACATTAATAAATAATAATAAAATATTATTTGCAGGGCATGCAGAAAGATATAGCAAACAAAAAAATGATTGGTATATTAATAATGATTTAATTAATGATGCCTTATCCTATGGGAAACCAGACTACATAGCCTACTATGAAAAACCTTTATTAAAAAAAACAAGACTTTTTTTAAATGGGGGACTTGGAAATTGGAAGCCAAAGTTTAATATAGATGGCATTCCAAGGGTATCATTTAAACACCACTACTCTCATGCAGCAGCAGGATACTATACCAGTAAATTCAACAATGCAGCAATAGTTGTCCTTGATTCAATTGGAGAGTTTAATACTTCTACAATTTGGGTTGGAGAAGAATCAAAAATAATACTAAAAGAAAAAACAAATTATCCTTTTAGTTTTGGATTATTCTATTCAGCATTCACGCAGTTAGTTGGGCTTATGCCAAACCAAGAAGAATACATTATGATGGGTATGGCTGCATATGGAGATTCTAAAAAATATTTTAAAAAAGTAAATGAATATTTTCCAAACACAAAAAAACAAAAATATAACTTTCACAAAGGAATCAACGACTGGGGTTGGATAACAGATCAAGATAAATTTGATATTGCTGCAGCAGTTCAAAAAGTTTATGAATTAAGATTAATAGAGTTTATAACTTATGCAAAAAAAATTACAGGCAAGAATAACTTAGTTTTTATGGGCGGATGTGCACTCAATTGCTCAGCAAATACTTTATTGTGGGACATCTTTGATGACGTATGGATTATGCCAAACCCTGGCGATGCTGGATCATCACTTGGCGCAGCAGCAGCGCTATACGGAAAGCATTTAGATTGGCAATCCCCTTACATAGGTCACGATCTTGGCGGGGAATATCCAGTAGAACAAATTATTACAGAGTTAATAAAAAATAAAATAGCAGCAGTAGCAACTGGAAAAGCAGAGTATGGCCCAAGAGCATTAGGAAATAGAAGCATTTTTGCTGACCCTAGAGATCCTAATATAAAAGATGAAGTAAATAAGATTAAAAAAAGAGAACTGTTTAGACCTTTTGCTCCAGTGGTATTGGAAGAATATGCCAATAAATGGTTTGATATGGACTTTAGTTCCCCATATATGCAATACGCAGTTAAATGTTTGCAGCCAAATAAAATACCAGCAGTGGTTCACAAAGATGGAACATCTAGGGTTCAAACGGTTAATGCTAAACAACATCCAGGTCTTCATCAAGTTTTGTCTAACTGGTATGTTCTAACTGGTGTTCCAGTATTACTTAATACTAGTTTAAATATAAAGGGTCAACCATTGTTAAATGATAGTAATGATATTATAGAGTGGGAAAAAACTTATAATTTTAATATTTGTAAGTAATATAGAAATGCGAATATTGCATAGTGGTAGTGCGTAACCTTGCCAAGGTTAATGTGCGGGTCCGATTCCCGCTATTCGCTCTAAGGCCCTATCGTCTAGTGGTTAGGATACCAGGCTTTCATCTTGGTGAGCAGAGTTCAATTCTCTGTAGGGCTACAAATTCTGATATAATAGTTATGTACCTGCCCATAAGGGGGGTATATTAACTTATTCGCTTGAAAGGGGAATAAAATGGTAACACAGTTCGCAATGGATCTATTCAATGATCCTTTTTTTATTGGCTTTAACAGAGAGTTAGGCCGTTTAAATACAGCACATAAAGTAAATTCACAATCATATCCTCCATATGATCTTCTAAAACTAGATGAAGATACATATCGTTTATCCGTTGCTATTGCAGGATTCACTAAAGAAGATATTAATGTTTCAGTAGACAGTGGAACCCTTGTAATTAAAGGTGAAATTGTTGATGTCACAGATGCTGAAGTAGTTCACAAGGGAATTGCTGGTCGTAAATTTGTACGATCCTTTGCTCTTGGTGAATATATGGAAGTGTCTAGTGCAGAACTAAAAGACGGAATGCTGACAATTAATATTGTTCGTGTTATTCCTGAAGACAAAAAGCCTAAAGTAATTAAAATAAAATAAAAAAGTAACCTGGGTATGTTGTAAAACTGCCCATTCTTTGATATACTTGTAGTAGAACTTAAGGAGAGTTTATGCCTAGATACGACTATAAATGTTCTATTTGTTCTTCACAAATTGAATTTGAAAAATCAATTGGTGATGATAAATCCCCAATATGTTGTAGCGAATCCATGCAAAGGCTTTGGAGCGCTCCTGCTGCAATTTTTAACGGTAGTGGATTTTATTCAAGCGATAACAGAAAGTAGATGTATAATAATACTATGACTAACATTGTTCAAGATCATCCAAGCGTAGTTTCAAAAGAATATATACTAAATGCTAATGATCGTTGTGATAAATGTCAAGCACAAGCCTTAGTTAGAGTTAAAGGTATATCAGGAGAATTGACATTTTGCAATCATCATTACGAAAACATAATGAACAATGCCGAATCACATAATAAAATGATGGCTTTTTTAGTAGAAATTCTTGATGAGCGTGAAAAACTTATTAAACACAAACCAGTGGGGGGCGTATAATGTACGAGTATTTTGTTGAAGAAGTAAAGAATGTTGTTGATGGAGACACCATTGACGTTGTTATTGATTTAGGGTTTGATATTTTATTTGCATCTCGTGTTCGTTTGGCTGGCATTGACACTCCAGAGTCACGCACAACAGATAAAGCAGAAAAAGTTCTTGGTATTGAGGCTAAAGAATATTTAAAGAAACAACTTAAAGATGCAAAATCTGTTGTTATTCGTACAGAAAAAATGAATTCATCTGAAAAGTATGGACGTATCCTTGGCTGGGTTTATGTTAATGGAGATTCTGAATCTGTCAATAATAAAATGATTAATGATGGATATGCTTGGGGATATCTTGGGGAAACCAAAGTTAAAGATTTTGAAGTATTAAAAAAGGCTAGATCAAAGTCTGGTAAATGAAAAACGTTTTTTATTTTACAGCAGATTGGTGCGGTCCCTGTAAAACAACAAGGCCGATTGTTGAAGAAATGAAAAGAGAAGGTTTTGAGTTTCAAAGAATAGATGCTGATTACGAGCAACTTTTAGTTAAACAATTCCAAGTTAAATCAGTTCCTACATTTATTTTATTAGAAGATGGTAAAGAAATTAATCGCACAACTGGTGCAAAAACAAGAAAAGAGTTGGAGAACTTTATTAATTATGAAAAAACTACTCAAGAGAATCTTTAATCCAGATGGGAAAAGTATGACTTCAGATGAAAATGAAATGATTGAAAAGTTAATTCTTGATGGAGCACTTGAGGTTGCTGGTGTTGATTCTGAAGATGGGTCACTGCTATATGCATTTACCTCCAAAATTGAGCAGGTAATGCCAGAACTTTATCATGATCATCTTAATAGGGTCAATGCTGAAATACTTTCATTATGGGAAAGAGGCTATGTAGACATAGACTTCTTAGCAAAAGAGCCAATAGTGACAATTACAAATAAGTCTTTTGATCCTGTAGAAATGTCAAAACTACGTAAGCAAGACGTCTGGGCTATAGAAGAACTTAAACGTCTAACTCGTAAAAAATAACTCTGATATAATAAAAGCATGAGTCATATTGTAGAAGGCGATTTTGTAATGGGTGCAACAACAGAAGGCCTAATTCACGGCATGGTTGAACACATAATGATAGAGGGTGGAACTCTTGGAACTCCAGGATCTAGGTATGCTCTTGAATCAAAGCCACCAGAAAATCCTGCTATGTCTGTTAGAATTTACAAAGAAGAAAATGATAACTGGGAACCAACTGCTTACAGTATTGGTATGATGCATGCAGATGCACAAAAAATAGATATTAAAGAACATAAAATGGATGCAGAAGAAACAATGAAATCTTATCATTCAGACGATGAAGAAATGGATAAGTGGGATAACGTAGCAAAAGCATGTTGGGTTGGATATGAACAACGTGGTATGAAAGAAAAGGGTGGACGCATGGTTCCTAATTGTGTTCCTGTTGGAAAAACATATGACATGAAAGATGATATAGAAAAAGCAAAATCAGTTTCTGTTGGAGATCATGTAACATTTGGAGTTCCAAAACCACCAGATAAAACAGAATCTGCACACGGAGTTGTAGAAAGAGTTGAGCGTTCTGGAACTGTAAATATTGCAGGTACAAATGAAAAAGTAGAAGCGTCTGCAGATAATCCTGTAGCAGTTATAAGAGTTTATGCAACAGATGAAAAAGGGAAAAGAACAAAGACAGATAGACGTGTTGCAAAACCAGTTAAATCTTTAAGAGTTTCTTCTGAACCAATTGATAATGAAAAAATGTATGATATGGATGATGAAATTGAAAAAGTTTCTTCAGCAAGACTACAAGAATTGGCAGATGCCTATAATAAAAATAAAGAAGGCGACAGTAGGATTACAGTAGGAGCATTGAGACAAGTATATAATCGTGGCATTGGAGCATATAGGACTAACCCTTCATCAGTACGTGGCAGTGTTTCTAGCGCAGAACAATGGGCAATGGGTAGAGTAAATGCGTTTATGGCTGGACTGCGTGGAAGATTTCCAAGAAAACCATTTGACCTAGATTTATTTCCAAAAGGACATTCAAGATCAACAAAGAAATCATTGTTTGAAGACTTTGCAAAAAGCGTAGACAAGCCAGAAAGAGTTGTAAACCTTTTCCCTGAGTCTAATCCAATTAATAAACAAGCAGAAGGATGGGGCGGATCTATATTTGATTTAAATCCGTTTAAAAAATAATGTCTAAAAAATCTTCAGCATCTTTCTTTAAAAACCATGCATTCAATCCATTGCAAATAAAAAATGGAAGAATTGTTCGTTTAAGAAAAGACGGCAGCATTAAAGCCGATCTTGGTCAGTATCCAAAAGAAAAAAAGGGGGCAGGTAATGGCAAATAAAGAACAAAAAGGTAATACTAATAAAAAGAAAGAGCCAAAGATGACTCTTAAAGAAAAGCGTACTGCTAAACAAGAAAAAAAGAAATCAAAATGAATACATTTTATTTCTTACATTCATTAGCAATAGGATTATTAATGATTGCTTCATTTTTTATGGGCAAGTCTTATGAAAAAAACAAGGTAATTGAAAATGGCTGATACATACACTCCTACATCTGGTATGAAGGCTGCTGCTCGTCGTGCTTTAAAATGGAAAGCAGATGGCAAAGCCAAGGGAGCGGGAACTCCAGTAGGCTGGGGTCGTGCAACTGATATTGTTAATGGATCAGTAATGTCTCTTAGCACTGTTAAAAGAATGTATTCTTTTTTCTCACGTCATGAAGTAGATAAAAAAGGCAAAGGTTTTTATGATGGTCCAGAGTTTCCATCTAATGGAAGAATTATGTGGGATGCTTGGGGTGGAGATGCAGGTTTTTCATGGAGCCGTGGAATTGTAGAAAGAGAAAAGAAAAAACTAGAAAAAGTTTGGCAGGGAACTGCCTTTGATCTAAGAAAGTAGGGGGTAATGGAAAATTTAGAAAAAAATGAACTACTTCAACTGATAAGATTTTATAAACAAAAACTATCTGACGTAGAACTAGAGTCGTTAAAACTACAACTTGAGGTTAATAAACTTAACTCTATGGTTTTAAGTTTAAGCCAAGAACCAGTCAAAAAAACTAAATAGCATGGAATATTTATTAATTATAGGCTTGACATTGCTGTCTTATTGGTCTATAATTAAAATATCAAACAAAAGAAGAATGATATTTTTAAACAAAAATAAATATAGACAAAGTTCTATTTACGAAATGGTTAAAGATGTTGTTCCAAAGCAAAGGTTTGATAAGCCTAAAGTTATAACGCAATCTCAAAGACATATTCAAAAAAATATGTTAAGGGTCGTAATAACAGAAGGAAGTGCATACTGGATATTGAATAATGTTTTTTATACTGCAAATGCTATAAATGGCAGAGTAGATGAAGAAACAATAAAACCATTAGATATTGAAAATATGCCAGTAAAAGAATTAGATAAAATGTTATCAATACTTGATGACTTAAAACAAGGGGTAGGGCCAAATGATAGTAGCAGTACAGGGAACAAAGGAATTTAACGACTATAACGTATTCCTTCGTGCTATGAGTGTTGCATTATCTGGTATGAAAGATGGAGATAATGATTTTATTATTTACTCTGCTGGCCCATCAAGAATAAATCACTTTGTTTCAGAGTTTTCTAATTTATCTGAACGAGGTATGAAGGCAAGAGGCAAAAAAATTAAGTTTTATAATGCTGCACCAATATGGTTAAGTGAAAATATAAATCAAATTAATTATTTTGCTTTTTTAAGTCGTCCAAAAGAATCAAAATCAAAATTGGTTCTAGTTGCAGAAGCAAACAATATTGATGTTGGTCTTTTTAGGTATTAGGAGAATAAAATGATTATTAGAAGTTTAAATACAATGGAAAAAATTATAAATAAAAATAACAATCTACTGTGGCGTGGCTGGGATGTAATTGATTTAAAAGAATCAGAGACTGCAAAAACATCTCCCATGGGTATTAGAGTAAAAGATAAATGGTATTTGCATAGAATCTATAAGCCTGGTCGTAATGGTTGGGATATACCAAATAAGTATAAGGATTAATCTTGAAACAGCATTTATGGAAAGACGAAGCCTTATGTTTAGGAATGGAAAACAACGCATTTTTTGATAAGTATGAAGATCATGAAGGATCTAGAAAAGATGTTGACGCACTTTGTAAACAATGTCCAGTAAAAAAAATATGTTTTGCAAACGGTATATCTGGAAAAGAGTGGGGCGTCTGGGGTGGAGTATACTTAGAAGGTGGAGAAGTTTCAAGAGAATTTAATAAACATAAAACGAAACAAGACTGGTCAATTACCTGGCAATCTTTAACAATGGAGTAAAGATGTATACAGATATTATGCGTAAGGCTGTACATTCAATTACACCGCCTAAAGGGTTTGGTGTTGAGATTATTGACAACGAGCACTTTCTTACTGTAAAATTAGATGAAAAAAAATTTTTGCACATGGGACATGATGATAAAATATCAGCCTTACAATACGTAGTAAAATTAAAAAAGGCTTTAGAAGAATGTGGTGGTATAGTTTTAGTAACTAGAGAGGCAATAAAGTGAATATTGTTGTTATTGGTGGTGGTGCTGCTGGTTGGCTAACTGCCTTATATGCTAAAAAAATACATACTGAACATAACATAATTTTAATTGAAAGTGAAGAGTATGGAATTTTAGGTGCTGGAGAAGGATCTACTCCACACTTAATTCAATTGTTAAGTTTTTTAGAAATACCATACACAGATTTAATTAAAAAATGTAAGTCAACAATAAAAAATGGTATTAAATTTACTAATTGGTCAAATGATGGTGAAAGTTATTTCCATCCTTTTCCTTCATTTGGCCCAGCATCAAATGACTTAAACTATAGACTAAAGGATGGTTTTTTAGAAAATGAGACTCAGTTTTCTCATTATTGTGCATCTTTAAAAAATAGTAATACGAGTGAATATTCTTTAATGGAAAAAATTTCTTATCAAAATAGTGTTCCGTTTATAAAAAACCAAGAGCAAAAATTCATAACTCAGTTTGGCCTAGTGGCAATTCATTTTAATGCAAAACTTTTAGCAAATTACTTAAGATCTGTAGGCGAAGAGCGAGGAATAATAAGAAAAGAAGGTATTGTAAAAACTATTTTTAATAATAAAGATGGGTATATTAACAAAATAAAAACAGATCAAGAAGAAATAAGTTGTGACTTTGTATTTGATTGCTCTGGTTTTAGAAAATTAGTTATTGGAAACCACTATAAAAGTAATTGGAAGTCACACTCTAATTATCTTCCAGCAAAAAAAGCAATGCCATTCTTTTTAAAATTAGATAAAGATATTCCACCTTATACAGAAGCAATAGCCATGAACTACGGATGGATGTGGAAAATACCAACTCAAGATAGATATGGTTGTGGATATGTTTTTGATAGTGATTATATTTCTGATGAAGAAGCAATAAAAGAAATAGAAAACTATTTAGGATTTGAACCAGAATATCCAAGAAAAGAAAAAGGAGCCTTTGATTTTTCTGCTGGATGTTTTGAAAATATTTGGATTAAAAACTGCCTTTCTGTTGGCTTATCTGCTGGATTTTTAGAGCCACTAGAAGCAACATCTTTAACGCAGATAATCTTTGCGTTAAGAAGATTTATGTCAGATAAACAAAATCTATATACAAAAAATAATTTTATAAAAAAACAATTTAACAGTATTTATTTAAATGAAACTCAACAGATTGTTGAATTTTTATATTTACATTATGTAACAAATAAAAAAAATACTAAATTTTGGCAAGATTTTACTAAAAATAATAGTATGCCAGAACATACTTCTTACATTTTAAACGTTTGCAAAGAAAAAGTTTTAAACAATATTCACGATTTTTCTAAAAACACTCCCTTTGATATTTTTTCATTTTACCATGTTCTAATTGGAAATAAAATTATTAGTAAAAAAGATATGCAAAAAAACTCTAAATTTATATTAGACAGTGATAAAAAAGAAGACTATAAAAATATTTTAAATGAACAAAAAATAATAATGCCTCAATTTTTGACACATAATGAATTTATTGATATGATTAACAGTGAGATATAGAATAATAAGGAGCAAAAATTATTAATCAAATTTTTAAAATAATAACTTGTAAACTTAAATCACATAACCTTGTTGATGCGGGTGCATGTCCATTTACTGGTAAAAACTATTTAGCCTGCCTAAGATGTGGAGGAACCATAGCAAAATGAAAAAGAAAATAATTATATTAATACTGTCAGCAATATCTATTTTTATTGCAATTAATTTATTCTTTGCTTCAAGGCTTAGTCAATTATCAGACTTAGATTTATTTGACATTGAAGAAGACGAATAGTGCAAACCTTTTTACCATACAAAGATTTTGATCAATGCGCTGAGACTCTTGATAATAAGCGTTTAAATAAACAAATACTAGAGTCTTATCAGATACTTAAGGTTTTATCTGGTCAATCCCCTTCAGGTGCATGGCGTAATCACCCAGCGGTACTGATGTGGAAGAATGCTGAAAAATCATTACTTACGTATACAAGAGCCATGATTAAAGAGGCTGGCATTAGAGGTATTAAGACAGACAAGAATGAGGCCAACATAGAGGCTCTGGAGGTCGTTTCTGGGCATCTGTGGGGTACTGATAAGCCAGTCTGGAGTAAGTCATCTCATGTAAATCGTGTAAATATTACCCATAGAGCCAACCTTTATCGTAAAGATTATATTTATTACGCAGAGTTTTATAAAGATACTCAGAGTGAATATAATAAGCCTTGTTGCGAAAAGTGTTTATACTATTGGACAACTCACGCCATTAGGGATAGAGTACAATAGATATTATGGAAATGATGCTTCTTATATTTTTTGCTACCTTGTCTTTTTCCTTTGGATTATCTTATTGGGCTACCTTTGATAAACTAAAAAAGTCTAACCTATTGTTGGCTGAACTTTTTATAAAAACCAGGGCACTTGAAGAGTTAAACTCTCAAGTAAATAATGGCATCAGTATGTCTGACGACACAATACATAAAGAAAACTTTATAAAGTTTCTATCTGACTCAAGAGATTGGGCCTTTGAATATATTGAGACATCTCAAAAAACAATAGAAGAGATTTCAAAAGAGTTAAAAAATATGGGGTTAATCCAACATTCCGAAAGATTGATAAAATTGCTTCCAGAAAAAGAAATAAATTAATGAATTTTTACATTTTTTCTCAAAAAATTGAAGAGGTTCAAGAATTAATTGATCATCACTATAGCGGTATCCTGTTAATATATAGTAATTCTTTAACTGATTTTTTTACACAAATAGCAAGAACTATAGATTTGAATCAAGATTTTAAATACATGGTAGCAGTTAGACCATACTCTATCTCTCCCCAATATTTGTTTAGGATAAATGACTCAATTAATAATATTGATAAAGATAGGCTGAAGATTAATATAGTAAGTGGTGCTCCAGACAATAATAAATTAGATTCTGGCGGAGTATTAGGAGAAGTAAATGATGACTCCTCGCCAATTGAAAAGTCAAATTATTTAATAAAGTATGTTGATCTGCTTGAGAATCCTAATAAAAACATTCCAGACTACTACGTTTCAGTTCGTAATAAATCTATGGTTGATGAAACGTTAAGGCATAATAGTAAGTTGTTAATTTCTTATGAAGATTACAGGGATAAAAAATATAATACAGAAAACAGAGATGTGATGGTTCATATATGGGTAATATTAAGAGAAACCAAGCATGAGTTAAATAATTTACGTAACGAATACTCTAAAAAATTTTTAGGGCCAGTAGTTCCTAACTATCTTACACATAAAGAATTTGAAGATATACTTATTGAGTTAAAAAATAAAAAAATAAATGAATTTCTTTTTTATACTTTTTGGGATGAAAAAGAAAGAAAAATAATAAATAATTTTGTAAAAAAATATAAAGAAAAAGAGTTAATATTAAATAAATGAATTTTATATTAAATAAAAATAAAACACCAGAAGTTAATTTTATAACGAAAGTAGAAGGCTTAAGTCTTTTAGAAGATTGCACTCCAAAACCAGCAAAAGAATATATTCCTCAATGGTGGAAAGATTCACCTACAGTAAAAACAGAAAAAACTTGGAGTACTTCAATTGCTGGAAACATGAAAATTTGTCCATCATTTTCTGATTATTTTACAAAAGGATACATTGTTCCAATGTGGGTTGATTCTCATCTCTACTATGACTCAAGCACTGGAGAGGGTAAGTGGGCAACAGCAGATGGAAAATTTATTTGGGAAAGTCATTCAAATGAACAATATTTAGATTATGTTGATCATAAATTTTTAAATAAAGATTCATTTTTTGTTTTTAAAATTCGTCTACCATGGTCTGTTTTTACAACAAAGGGGTATTCTTTATATCAACTACCAACATTTTTTCACTTTAACGAGGACTTTTCTGTAGTTCCTGGTGTTAGAGATACAGATGTATATCATGAAATTAATATTCAAATCTTAATTCACAGTGATAAAAAAGAAATTTTTATACCAAGAGGAACACCACTAGCACAATATATTCCTTTTAAAAGAGAAAAAACTAAATATAATGTTAGAGAGGCTAATAAAAAAGATTTATTAAAAATATCAGCACATGAATTAAATTTATCAACAAGATTTATAAATTTGACTTCTTATTTAAAAGATAGAAAAAAATAATGAAAGAAATACTTTTATCTATAATCACAGGTTTTGGATGCGGTGTCGTGTTCGCAGCATTCAAATTGCCAGTACCAGCACCACCAGTTTTTGCGGGAGTCGCAGGGATTATTGGTTTATGGATTGGCTATAAAACACTAACACAAATTATATCCTAGGAGGAATAATGAATAACATACTAAACGATAAGACAAAAGCAATGCTAGCATCATACGGACGATCTGTTCTTGGTGCAGTAGTTGCACTTTACATGGCTGGCGTAACTGATCCAAAAGATCTATGGGCTGCACTAGTTGCTGCTTTAGCGCCTGTTGCATTGAGAGCGCTCAATCCTAATGACAAATCTTTTGGCGTACTGCCAAATACAGGAGCAATTTCAGATGCTCTTGGTAAGATTGTGCCTGTTAAGAGTGCACCAAAAAAGAAGACTGCTAAGAAAAAGTAGTTTAATTAATAGAGGGGGCAAATTAAAACTTGCCCTCTTTATTTTTTTTAATGAGGATTAATGGATTTTGTATACATATGTAAAGATGGAATAAACGAAGAACTAAAGTATTCAATTAGATCTGTCGTTGAGAGTTTTCCAGAAGCAACCATATGGGTTGTTGGTGGTAAGCCTGACTGGTATACAGGAAACTACATAAAGGTAGAACAAAAAGAATCAAAGTATAAAAATGCTGTAAAAAATTTAGAAACAATTTGTTTTTCAGAAGAAATATCACAATCATTCGTCTTAATGAATGATGACTTTTATATTATTAAAAAAATAAATAAGATAGAAAATTTTCATAGTGGCTTCCTGTTAGATAAAATAAATCTATATCAAAAACTAAATGGTAACTCTCAGTACACTAGAAAACTTTCAGGCACATATAAAAAACTTAAAGCGCTAGGCTTTGAAAACCCTCTAGACTATGAACTCCACGTTCCCATGATTATGGAAAAAGAAAAATTAAAGATAGTCCTAGAACTTTTAGATCAATTTTTATGGAGATCTATATATGGAAATAAGTTTGATGTCGGTGGCACACAAATGGAAGACGTTAAAGTTTACAATTCTGGACCATTGGTTCTTAAGTCTTATAATTTAAACATAGATGATCACACCTATTTATCCAGTGCGGATAGTTCATTTAATAATATATTTAATAAAATACTTAAGACTAAGTTTAATAAAAAAACTAAATTTGAGCAATGAGTTCTAGGTATTTATCTTTCAATATTGTTGGTGCAAAGTTATTAAAGCCTAAATCATAAGCCTGCTGTTTGTAATTAGTTTTATTATTGACAGACATATACTTGTCAATTGTCTGCGCCAACAAGACATTGTTTGCTTCAAACAAATTAATCCTAACCTTTGTTCTAATTGTTCCTATAGAATCTGACTCAACTAACCAATCTTGTGGCAAGATCTGATTATTAGGTGAAACATTTGTCATAAAAACGGGGAGACCAGAAAGTAAAGCCTCATTCATTGGTAAACATAGTCCTGCATATCGTCTTGGTAATACCATAGCATCAAAGCCGTTATACATATCTTCCCTGTTTTCTGGGTTACCAACTTCAATCTTTAGTCTTGAATCTGTTACATTGGTTACTATTTCGCTTTGACTCCTAATAACTAATTCATAATCTGCTTTAGAGTGCTTTAGCATATTTATTACGGTTTCAGTACCGTTTCTATCTTTGGCTGCTTTCTTTCCAGCAATGTGTAATAGTCTATTGTGTGATTTAGAAATGTTATTGTTTTTTGCAGTTGCAAATAACTCAGGAGTAGTTGGAGGTGGAAGATGAATTACTTTTGTTCTATCTCCAAACATACTTTGAATTGTTTCAATTTGCCATAAACTGGGAGATAGTAGGACGTTTGGTAATGGTAGTTCTGGGTTTGCTAAATGACCAAACAGTTCATAGTTATACTGAAGAATAGTTTTTACTCCCCGCCTATTTGCAAACCTTACAAAATTTTGATCATAAAAAGTTTCACAACTTAATACAACATCTACATCTCCTAAAAACATTTTCATTTGTTGAACAGATGGAAAACCCTGTGTCTTAATACAACTGTATTGGTCATACCACTCTGGATGCTGTTTGTTGTTATTAAACGGGGTAGAGTCAATTAAAAGAATCTTATCAGGACTAAGCATATTAACTAACTCTCTAGTCTGATTACCAAGGCCAGTGTTATCTGATCTTGCTATGATTCCTAGTCTCATTCTTTATACCCCCAAGTTGCATCATCAGAAGTATACTTTCTTGTTCCTTGACGACCATCTAAGTGATAAGAGCGTTTGATATTACCTTCAGGATGATATATCCAGAGTTTGTGCATATCCCATCCTTCTTGATTAAACACCTCATAGGGAGATATATCATCTTGAATTGCTCCATGAAACGTATCTTCTATAAAAAATTTATCTTTACATCTTGGAAGTACAATGTCTTTGTAATATTTTTTTCTACTTAGGTGTGGTCGCTGACTCCACTGTATGGTTTTCATAAAGCCATCTTCTAAGCCAAACATAAGGTGTTCGTGATCTTTTGGTATGAATGCTTCATAATGAAAACGAATAGTATTTGCCTTGTTGTATTCAAACATATCCAAACACTTATCCCAGTCTATTGGCATGTCTGGAGTTAAAGGAGCATCGCCTTCAATATAAAGTAATAGAGGTGTTTTAACTTCAGTAATTGTTTGACGCATCATGTTAGTTTGATGACTATGCTCTTTAAATATAAAGGGTAGGATGTTCTTATCTTCATGTAAACACTTCCACAAAATGCGATTTTTATATTCATCGTAATCTTTTTTACGGTTTTGTTGTTCTTCTCTAAGACCATCTATTTGCATAATAATTTCATTGTCTGGAAAATGAACACGAATATCACTAATAGTTTGTTCTATCATCTTTGTGCTTGGGTGATCTAAAATTACAGATGTAGCCATAACAATTGTTATATCTCTTTTATGCATTTACTTGCCTCATTAACTCATTAAACAAATCTCTTTTATATTTAATCCACCAGCAAACTACTTGCTGCATTTCAGATGTATAATCGTTTAATAGTTCAGGTAATAAATCAGATAAGTTTTGCCAATTTTCAACAGTTTTTATTGAATGCTCACCTTGAAATAAAAAATTAAAAAAATCTGTACGTTGCATTTTTGAATCTAATTTATCTCCTATTGGTAAGCAAAGCATTTCAATTGCTTCATAGAATCTAAATGAATCAATAACCATTGCTCCGCTAGGGCAAGGAACAATCTTTGATAAAAACATTTTGTCGTAATATTGTTTTGGTTTTAGTCCTTCTGCAAACCCATTAGTTGGATTATAAAAAGAATTAGGTATGTCAGGCATAACAGTTGCAAGTTCTTGTCTTCTTTGATGAGTTATCTGTCCCGAAAAAAATACATCATAAGATTTATCTTGATACTCTGGTAAATTATTTGATAGATGTTGTGGAACACCTAGCGCTAATTTGTTATATTGTGAATGTTTTCTATGCGGGTATTGAATCCAAATTTCAATATTATCATGCTTTATCTTATCAATTTTAAAAGTAGC